CCACCGCATTGAAGTTTGGTTGGCTTGTGCTACATGATGGCGCTGTTGTGCCTATTTTGGAGTGCATGCCTAGTGGTTGGATTGGCACGTTGCCAGACAACACACTTGGGAAGATGTTGTGTGATAGGAGTTGCTACGTGATTCATCACGAGTACTCCCTGTTGCGCATGCCCACCTATTCCGATATGCGACGTGATTTCGATGACATAGTCGTGGGGGATGACTCCAACGTGCTGGTCTCGGGTCAGGCTGGACAGTGGTTCGATATGCTACTGTTCTGCCAAATTGCTTGCTGGGTGTTTGGGGTCGTTCTGACAGTCGACAACTCATACCAGGCTGGTGACAATGGTTTCTCGTTCCTGTCATCATACACCGTCATGGATGGTGGTGATCCTGTGCCCGCATTTGATGCGGAGAAGGGTAGAGCGAGTCTCTTGCAGAACTCAGAGGGTGAAATATCCCCCACGAGAACGTTGCAGAGGCTAGCCAACTTGCTACAGGCACATTGGTACAGTTACGAGCTTCGTGCTATGCTGCAACACATGATTGTGGATGCGGTGAAGCTGTGGGACAAAAAATTGGGTGGCGACCCAGGTTGGACTGCTGCGAAGAACTCAATATTGCCACCAGAGGAAATCGACCTATTATGGAAGCGAGGCAGTCTGTAGCTCCATAAAAAGATTCCACAGCATGCCGAAGTCTGCTGCAAAGAAGGCCAAACGTGCTGCGAAGCACGAGGCGAAAAAAGAGGCCAAGAAGGCCGTCAAGCATGAGATCAAGAAGGAGGTGTTTCAGGGAAAAGGTGACTACCAAAAGGCGGTCAAGCGCACGCAGAACAAGATGTTCGGTCGTGGCGACTTTTTCTCGGATGCCGTCGACTGGGTCTCGGAGAAGACGGGTGACTTGGTCAAATCAGGAGTGAAGGGTCTTGGCAAGACCGTTGGGAAAGTGTTTGGCATGGGCGACTACAAAGTTGGGCCGCTTCCGAAAGTGAATTCTCTCAAAGAGGTTCGCGATTGGACGCTGCTCAGTGGTGGTGGCAAGGCCGGCATTTTTCGAAAGCGTGAGCCAATTGCAAATGTGCAGTCGAGCGCTGGTTTTCAAATCAACTCGATTTCCTTCAACCCTGGGCTGCCTGGGACGCTCCAATGGGCGTCACAGGAAAGTTCGGGGTACCAGAGGTACAAGGTGCGTGGCGTCATGTACGAGTACGTGCCCTCTGTGTCCCCTGGTGATTCCACAGGCAATGGTAGTGGCAAGGTGTCTTTGTCGGTGCGCTATGATGCAAACCTACAAGCGCCTGGCACGCTGATCGAGGCTGAGGAGGTGAGTGGTTCAGTGAATGGCCTGCCGTGTCAAGCTATGCTCCTTGGAGTGGAGTGTGACCCGCGGGACAATCCTGTCAACATCTACCAGCTCCGTGATGGTGCCATCCCGGCTACACAAAACGTGCAATTCTTTGATCATCACATCATCGACATTGTCAACCAGGGCCAAGCGAATGGCAGTACACTGGTTGGTCAGGTGTTCTGTGTCTATGACCTCCAGTTCACCGACACGTTTGACTCAAATGCAAACAACGACGAGGTGCTTACTGACAAGTTTGATCTTGTTGGTGTGACGAGTGGCGCCAATCTTGGTGATGGAACAGCAGGTACGCTTGGTACTCTCGGCGGGAAAATTCCCACCGGGACGAACAAGTATTACTTTCCTTCCTGGCTCACAGAAGGCGAATTTCTTGTCCAGTACAACGTTTGTTGGACGACGAACAACGTCACGACTGCGATTGGCATCACATTGAATGGGTGTTCGTACATGGGAACGCTCCCGACTCCGTCGGGGTTTGCTTCCAATGTCGATTACGCTCCAAGTGTTGGTATCAGCGACAGCTGTGTTGTTTGGACGACGATTGTGAAAGTCACTGCCTCCAATGCGTATATCGGTTTGACCGGTATCACAATGACTGGCACTGCCAAGGCGACTTTGATCATCACGCCTTTGGCTGGTACAATTC